CCCTGACCATCACAGCCCTAAGCGCGTTTGGCGCGCATGCCAACAGCCCCAGGTTCGGCAGGAATTACGGCGAGTGGTCGGCTTTATCGGAGTCCTCGAAGTCCGCGTACGCGGTGGGGGCGTTCGACGCGCTCACGCTCCCGGACAGCAGCGCCGAGACCGCGGCCGATTCGCGCGGGCTGTCTGCGTGCGCGGCCGCAGACGGCTTCACTCCAAAAATCCTCGCGGGATTGATTGACGCTCGCTATGCGGCGCATCCGGAAGAGTGGAGCGCGGGGGCCGCGAGCGCCCTTACTGCGGCGCTAATAGATACATGCGGCACGCAAATGGATAGCGAGCGGCGTCGGAGTGGACTTTCGCCGCTGACACCTTATCCCTAGTAGTTCAAATCAAACGCTTGGTACCAATCGAACCGGTACAGCGCCGCCGGGTTGTCGACCAGGATGCGTTGTGCGTCGCTTCGTCAGGCACCCAGTCGGCCGCAGACCATTAGCTCTTGCGCTAACGCACTGAATAGTCGAGGGACTGTGAGCGCCGAGAACCCAGGGCGGTTCGCGGGGACTTCCTGGTGGCGGACGTAGTCCTACGAAACGGGTCTCCGACGGTCGAATTCCCTGCTAACAGGGAAAAGAACAGGGACTCTGTTTAAAAATGGGCTTCCGCCTTTGGATTTTATCCTAATTCAGGCAGTTATAACAATGGTTTACATGAGAATTCCCTACGAAACAGAGCAGGGAATTAAATCGCAAAAACAGGGACCTATGTTCAGACAACAGGGATAGGCTCCAGACTTTGACGTCGCCGGTAATTGCAGTGTACGCGATCGCCGTTCCCATTGTGTTCTTGTGTGGGCTGAGCTAAATACCCGTTATGAATCGCTCTTCAGCTCAACAGGGGAATCCGAACCGAAATCGGGTAGGCCGGGAGGAAACCGACGCGCGTGAACCAACCGACCCCCAACCCGGCCTGACAACGATCCCGGATCGCGTTTTTGTCGAAGCGCATTTGCGGACAGTGCGGCCCGAGTGTGATCAGCCCGAGAGCCCGTTTGACGACGCCGAGGTCAGGATCGGTCGTGGCCTGAAGCACCCAAAGGACAAGGGCTATGGGAAGTTTCTCGAGACGCTTGGTTATGATCGCAATTGGGCTGGCATGCAGGCGGCGATGATCGTCGAAGAGGGCCGCGTCCGGGCGGCGACCTCGAAGAGAAGCTGGGAATTTGCTCAGGCTCTGCGGCGGCTGGCCAACCCGGGCCTGGAGACGAAAGCGTTTCTTGCCGACGCCAAAGTCGCCCGCGAGGCCATGGATGGGACGGAGTTGACGCGGGGTCTCTTCGAGGGACTTCCGAGGTTCGCGGGGCTTTTGTTCATTCGGGCGCTCAAGTTCTGCCTGGCGGGGGATCTGTCTCACCGAGTTGAGGTGTCCCGGATTGCGAAAGCCATTTGGCGCCGCGTCGTCGTCCCACGCGGTCCGAAACTCACCCATGCGTCTGCCGCGCATGAGTATTTTCTCGAGACTCAATCGATCTTTGAAGATGCTGCGTTCACTTGGTCGCCGGAAGGCGAAGATTTCACCGACCCATTGACCCAGGCGACGCGCGAAGAATTCGACGATCCTGATTTCAACCCTGTGCCGGCGCGGCGACGGTTACGGGCCAAACAGACTTAAGACGCTTGGCCTGAACAATCTGGGCTCTTTGAGCTGCGGCGCAATCTTTCTGGACCCTCGGAATTAGTATCTTAGACCGCGGCCGCCGCTTCGTGCTCGAATTGGACCAATTCGAATCACGGAGCAGCCAATGAACAATGATGAACACGCATTCCGGAACACCTCATCGCCCCAGGCCAACCTTGCGGCGAATGTTGAGGCGGCGACAGCGGACGCGGATCACCGCATAGGATATCGCCGGCCTCCCAGGCATAGCCGGTTTCGGCCAGGGCAAAGCGGAAATCCGCGCGGACGTCCGCCGGGGGTCAAGTCGCTCTCGGACATCGTCCGCAAGATCATCGGGCAGAAGGTTACCGTCACTGAAAACGGCCGCGCTCGGCGTATACCCAGATTGGAGGCGATCCTCCTGCGTGCGGCCGGCGAGGCGACCCGCCTGCTCTGCGCATGCTGCTACAATTGACCGAGCGTTACGGCGAGAGCGCCCAAACCGGGGCTGAACGCGAAATGATGGGGGCCGAGGACCTAGCGATCCTGCGCCGTTATCTACCGGATTTCGACGACCCTTCTCCTGCCGAAATGGCCCCTTGAAACAGATACGGGGGCCAAGCGTGAACGCTGAGGTCCGACTGTTGCGGGCGCTGCTGCGTCAGAATTTCAACGCTTTCGTCGAGAAGGCGTTCGCTACGCTCGCGCCGGGCCAGGACTTTGATCCGGGATGGCATCTCCGAGCGATCGCCTATCAGCTTGAGCGGCTTCGTCGTGGCAAGATCACGCGGCTGATTATCAACATGCCGCCCCGGTCGCTAAAGTCGGTGACGGCGTCGGTCGCCTTTCCGGCCTTCGTCCTGGGACACGACCCGACTCGGCGCATCATCTGCGTTTCCTATTCCGGCGATCTCGCCAAGAAACACGCCAACGACTTCCGCGCGGTCGCGGAAGCTGGCTGGTATCGGGATCTCTTTCCCGGGATGCGGATTGGTCAAAAGGATTCGGAGGGCGAGATCGAACTAACCGCACGCGGCTTTCGCCTTGCCACTTCGGTCGGCGGCACTCTGACCGGCCGCGGCGGCGACCTCGTCATCATTGATGACCCCTTGAAGCCGGATGACGCCTATTCGGACGTCAAGCGCAATGGCGCGAATGAATGGTTCAAGAACACGTTGATCTCCAGGCTCGACGATAAGCGGAGCGGCGCCATCCTTATCGTCATGCAGCGCATACATCTGGACGACCTCACCGGGTTTGTTCAGTCTCTATCGGACGACTGGACGGTTCTCAGCTTGCCGGCCATCGCGGAGATCGACGAGGACGTCCCGATCTCGGAAGGAAAGGTCCATCGCCGCAAGGCGGGGCAGGCGCTTTCGCCCGAGCGTGAGCCGCTCGGGGTGCTCGAGACCCTAAAGCTGCAACTCGGGAGCGACGCGTTCTCGGCCCAATATCAGCAAGCGCCTGCGCCGCCCGGCGGCGCGATGATCAAACGCGGCTGGATCCAACGCTACTCCGATTTGCCGCTGCAACAGGATCAGCTCCTCGTCGTCCAAAGTTGGGATACGGCGAGCAAGGGCGGTCCAGAGAATGACTTTTCGGTGGGCACGACCTGGTGCGTGACCAAGGGAAAGCAATGGTATCTCGTTGACGTCTGGCGAAAGCGGGTCGACTACCCCGAACTGAAAGCGGCCGTTCAAAATCAGGCCGCCAGGTTTCGGGCTCAGCGTGTTCTCGTCGAGGACGCTGGCGCCGGGACCTCGCTCGTTCAGGAACTGCGGACGAAAGTCTCCGGCATCATCGCGGTGAGGCCTGATGGGGATAAAGTCAGCCGCATGGCCGTGGTCTCGGCGAAGTTCGAAGCCGGCCAGGTGTTTCTGCCTGAGCGCGCGTCATGGCTCGCTGATTTTGAAGCGGAGCTGTTCGCATTCCCCGGCAGCAGGAACGACGACCAATGTGACTCCGTGAGCCAGGCTCTATCCGAGCAGAACGTCAGGTTCCCGCTGATTTTTTCGCCCGAGACGATCGCCAGCTTGGCGCAGTTAGGGTCAAAGAACCGGCTTATTTACGGCGATTCCGGGCACGGCTACTCCTGGTGCGGTTTGCGCTAGCGCGCCCGCTATCGGCGCGCTGGGGACGCTGGATCGACGAGATTTCACATCCGCCATGTTGATTTGTTGTTTTTTGTTGATGCGAAGAGCAAGACACCGATGACCAACCCATTCAATCCGATTGCATCCCGCGCAACTCTCGGCGACCAGTTGAGACGGAAGAGCCGCAACCGTCGGGAGGCCCAGGAACGGATGGCGCTGGCGTCCGCGGGGCATCGCCGACGTAACGACACGCTCCCTAGCCTGGAGCTTTCCTACGTTCCGCTCGGAGAGCTTCGACCCGCCGGTCGGAAGCTTCGTAAGCTTGATCCTGCTCATGTACGGGCGGTCGCTTCCTCGATCGGTCTCCTCGGTTTCTGCGATCCGCTCCTTATTGGCCGCAACAATGAGATCATCGACGGCGAGACCCGTTTCGAGGCGGCGAAGCAATTGGGCCTCGATCGAGTCCCATGCCTACACGTCGAGCACTTGAACCCGGACGAACAGCGCGTGCTGCGGCTTGCCGTCAACCGCCTCGCGGAGAAAGGCCAGTGGGATCTTGATGCGCTGAAGATTGAATTTGAAGAGCTGATCCTGCTCGACGCGCCGATCGAGATCACCGGGTTCTCGCCGGCCGAAACGGATCACGTCATTCTTGGCGACGCCACGGAGAGACTGGAAGCGGGGCCGCTCGAGCCCGACTCCGTAACTGCAGTCGCTAGGGTAGGCGACATATTTCGCCTCGGCCCGCATCGTGTCATTTGCGGCGATGCAACCGACCCCGCGGTTCTGAATCGATTGTTGGAAAGCGATGCGCCCGGCCGTCTCGTCCTGACCGACGAGCCCCACAATGTGAGGATCGCTGGCAATGTGACGGGCGGAGCTCATCGCGAATTCGCGATGGCCTCGGGTGAGATGAGCGACGCCGAGTTTCTCGCGTTCAACGGAGCATGGATTGCGACCGTCCTGCCCCATCTTTGTGATGGCGCCATGCTGGGGACATTCATCGACTGGCGTGGCTTGCCGATTGTTCATTCGGCCGCNTCGAAANTCGGCCTCGTTCCTCTGAATCCCGTCGTGTGGGCGAAGACGAACGCCGGCATGGGCAGCCTCTACCGGTCCCAGCACGAACTGCTGCCGCTGTTCAAGAAAGGGACCGCACCGCAGGTCAACAACGTCGAGCTGGGCAAGCGCGGTCGCTGGCGGTCAAACGTCTGGACCTATCCCGGCGCCTCGTCACTCGGCTCCGACGCCCGCCGAGGCCTCAAGGATCACCCGACCGTCAAGCCCACCGCCATGCTCGAGGACGCCCTCCTCGACCTCAGCAATCGCTGCGACATCATCGTCGACCCGTTCCTCGGTTCGGGGTCGACTCTCATTGCCGCCGACAAGACCGGCCGCCTCTGTCGCGGCGTCGAGTTGGACCCGCTCTATGTCGATGTGATCGTACGCCGATACCAGGTCGCGACAGGCAACCCGGCGGTTCTCATCGAGACCGGCGAGGCCTTCGAGCTGCTGGCCGCACGCAGGTCAAGAGACACACCGCTTGTCTCGAGCGAGATCCGGAGGCGCCGCTTCGGCAGTTTCAATCCTTGAAAGCGGCGGCCCACTCCCCGCGCCTTATCGCGGAGGTCAGAGGTTCGAATCCCCTCAGCTCCACCGCGAAGTCGCCGCGAACCACCCTGATTACCAAACCGGACTCCAGTCATTTCGATGTGCGTACGGGAACGGCGAATTTGCTGCAAAAGCGGTCGCTCGGGCAGACGCTTGAGACCATTCACATCCGACCGTTTCGCGGCTGCAAGCGCGTCGTGATCCTTTACCTGCAAGCTCATAGGCGTACGCGAGTTGCAGGCAGGACCGTTCACAATGAAGGGGGGCGGCGATCTGAGCGCCGATCGCCAACCCGCTGCCGCCGAATCCCGCCGGGACTGCAAGAGCTTGGGCGCCGAACATGCTGATGAGGGACGCGGGCTTCATNCGATTCATGGTAGGTCGGGNCGAATAACGTCGAACTCGGACTNTTCTTTCCAGCTGCCAGGACCCCAAAACCATGTTCAGCCAATCGATCAGACGCAAGATCGTCGGTATCGCCCTTGGCTTAGTCGTCCTCATGATCGCCACGTCCATCCTCTCAACGCTGATGGCGAATCGGGTCGGTCATTTGCTGGACGAGCTGACCAATAAATATGTCCCCGCCTATGGGGANCTGNCGCGCACAAACGTGCGATCGCTCGAGCGCGCCCTCGCCCTGCGTCAGATGGTTATCGCCAAGATGCAAACGCCGCCGGATGACGCGGCTTTTGCGCAGCGCATGCAGATCTATCGGACCAAAGATGCCGAGGTTACGCAAGAAGCCGAGGCCGCACGCAAACTCATCGTGTCAATCATTGAGGACACCAGCACCCCGTCGGACAATGTGGCGCTGGCGCACGTCGACGGCCAGATAGAAGCTGCCGTAACGGAGGTTCGACGGTTCCTGAACGAAGAAAATAGCCGACTCATCAGCCAACTCGAGGCGCACGACTTTCCGGAGGTTCAACGCTCGCTCCAGCGGAGCGACGCCTTCCGAGACGAGTTCAACCAAAGGATTGATCAAATCCGCGCCGGTATGCTGGNCCAGGTCCACGCCAGTGCTGCAACGGTTATGGTCGATCAGCAGCGGGCGACCTGGATCACGGTCATTGTCACCGCCATAGCCGCAATCTTGGGATTACTGTTTGCAGGCTTGGTCGGCGGCGGGATCACGCGCCCCGTCCGGCTGTTGCTGCAAGGCACGCGCGACGTCGAGGCGGGCCAGCTCGATCGATCCATCGATGTCGTGACCCGCGATGAGATCGGTCAGCTGACGGCTGCATTCAATCGCATGGTCGGCCAATTGCGTCAGAAGGAACAAATGCGGCGGACGTTTGGCCGCTACATCGACCCGCGCGTGGCCGAAGGCCTCATCAATCAGTCGGCGGCGGCCACCGAAGGTCAACGTCGGACGATGACGGTCATGTTCTGCGATATGAAAGGCTTTACGGGCCTGAGCGAAGGCATGACGCCGCAGGGACTCGTCAAGGTGATGAACCGCTATCTGTCGACCATGTCGGAGCCAATCCGAGCCCAGCAAGGGATCATCGATAAATATATCGGCGACGCCATCATGGCTTATTGGGGACCGCCGTTCACCGACGAAGCCGATGAAGCGCGCCTCGCCTGCCTCGCCGCCATTGACATGATGGGTCGCATCGGCGGCTTGCGTAAAGAATTGCCCGAGCTGCTCGGGGTCCGTACGATCCCGACCGAATGCGACCTGCGCATTGGCATCGCCACTGGGGAAGCCCTCGTCGGCAGTATCGGCTCCGAATTCATGATGAGCTTTACGGTCATGGGCGATACGGTGAACCTCGCCTCGCGGCTGGAGTCCGCCAACAAGTTCTACGGCACCCGATGCCTGGTTTCGCAAGCGACGATTGCGGCCGCGGCCCAGGCGGTCGAGGCGCGTGAGATCGACCGCCTGGTCGTCGCTGGCCAGACCAGGCCGCAGATCGTTTTCGAGATCATGGGACGAGGGGGCGAGCTGTCGGCAGAGCAGATCGCATTGCGCGTATACTATTCCGACGGGCTCGCCGCATACCGGGCGCGCCGCTGGGATGAGGCCACGAGCGCCCTGAAGGCGGCGCTGGCGGCGGCGCCCGGCGATGGACCTTGTATGGTTCTCCTCACCCGCGTCGAGAGCTTGCGCGACAATCCGCCCCCCGCCGATTGGGATGGTTCGTGGCGCCTCGATCAGAAGAACCCCACGACCGGACCTGCCGACCATCTGGCGAGCTGATGAACGGTTGAACTCCGCGAAGTCGATATTGTTCTCGGCGGCCAGCGGCCTGGCCCCTGTGGAGCCAAGTCCGCCGTCGCACTCGCCAACAAGAATGCGCGCATCGCTTGGAGCTTGCTCGCCAGCGACAGCGCCTATGACGCCAGTCTTTC